GTTCTGGTAAGGTTGATTTACGATACAACCCGATGAGTGTCGAAGAGGACTATTATATTCCTGTAAGAGGAAATCAGTCTTCGAGAGTTGAAAGCTTGCCTGGAGGATCATATACAGGCGATATTGAAGATATCAAGTACTTGAGAGACAAGTTATTCGCAGCGCTTAAAGTTCCTGCGTCTTATCTTTCTAGAGCAGAAGGCGGAGATGAAGATAAAACAACTTTAGCCCAAAAAGATATTCGTTTTGCTAGAACTGTTCAAAGACTTCAGCGTGTTGTGATTTCAGAACTACAAAAAATTGGTGTTATTCACTTATTTACTCTTGGTTATAGAGGAG